GTAGAAAGGAATGTCGAGGTCGAACAGTTCCATAACATCCCAAAAGGACTTGAACAACATGAGGTACTGTTTAAGCAAGCTCAATACTTGCGAAACCGTATTGATGTTCTCAAATCTTATGGTTGTTGTGACCGGCTTCTTCCTCATTTTGAGGAACAATTGGTTAACCTCGGGGTGGGTCCCACTCTAAGCGACAAGCTAAAAGCCTCTGAAATGGCTTTAGAAGACTTACGCAAAGAGTTGAATATCCTCCGAGCCAGTATAGAAGGTGCGAAACCTTCTAACACGGTCATGCCTAGTGATTGCGAAGATGATGGATGGGTTTCCATTTTGTCATCCCACGAATTACTAGAGATATTCCCAAAACTTAGAGGAATATTTGGAGCAATTCATCCTGACAAACTTACTTCCATTCTCTATTCTGGTGAACTGAAAATTCTTTCTAAGCCAACCTAACACTTAAGGGGGAGCTCGTCGCTCCCCTGATGAATTGGCAACCTCAGAAAGGAGGTCACCCAATGTACCGAATTTTCGGTAGTCATCAGGGAAGTGTTGAGTTACGCCTTTTGACAATTGGCATCCCGCGTATGTATATTCGTCCTTTTATGGATGAAATACATAAGTGGGAAATCAACTCTGGTGTGGAATGGACTCTTAAGAGACTCAAATCTCTTAAAGTTGATCTATTCCGCCGTCAATCTGGCCTGGAACCTCTTACCTGGGTTCGTAAGAACCGATCGGGAGACCTTTACGGTGTCCTTGGTAGCTTGTTCCGTTGGTCAGACAGATCAGAGAAGAATTTTGCCAAGGTAGTTCAGGCACTTATGTGCTACTCCCTTGTGCAATTCTCAACTCTGACTGACGATCAGAAGAAGAAGTTCTTGTCAGGAATTATGGCTGATGAAGTTTTCATCGACCAAGACTTCCTTGACCAGTTTTCTTCAACTGTATCCCGAGTTGTTGCTCCTCGGACCTTATCAAAGGTTCGTCCCTTGGTTACATACCAAGGGTCTCTTACCAAGAAGGCTCCTCGCCTTTTTAGTAGGAAGTCGGTTCCCCAGGATGAAAAAGTATTGGATGATCTCCAATTCTTTAACACTACTGGAGGACTTAATCTCCTCTGTAAGTATCCAGATTTATATCTGGAACAAATGGAGGGATTATCCAGGAAGGATAGTTATGAATTTATGGTTTCTAACCATAAGCTAAATAGTTATCCCTTACCAGATTCTCCTGTATATGGTGGAGAAATCCACTTTTTACAGGAACTCGGAGGTAAGCTGCGTTCTATCGCATCTCCCCTTCGAATTCATCAGAATGCATTGACTCCGTTGTCGGAATCTTTGTATTCTCTTGTTGAGAATCTTCCCTGGGACTGTACCTTTGATCAGTCCAAAGCCGTTCCTTTCATCCAATCGCATTTAGCGAAAGGAGGTAAGGTCCATTCTGTTGATCTATCTTCAGCGACAGATCATTTCCCGTTAAGTCTTCAAATGGTTGCACTCCGTGCAATATTTGGAGATTGTTCCTCTGTTAATCTCTTTGAGGAGATTAGTAGGGCTAACTGGAAGTCACCTTTAGGTGACCTTAAATGGAAAAAGGGACAACCTCTTGGATTGTATCCAAGTTTTGCCTCTTTTACCCTTACCCATGGTCTTCTCCTACGACATCTTGCTGGTTCTTGGCAGAGCCAGTTCTTTGTTGTAGGTGATGATGTTGTCATTTTAGATGACGACTTGTATACTTTGTATACATCCATGCTTGAAAGGATGTCTTGCCCATGGTCTTCAGATAAGTCATTATCCTCCAATCGAATTGCTGAATTCGCTGGAAAGATAATCACATCATCCAAGGTTATTCCTCAGATGAAGTGGAGAACTCTCAGTGATGAGAATTTCTTAGATATTTGTCGACTATTGGGAAGACGAGCCTATTGTCTTCTTTCCAGAAGGCAAAAGAGAGTATTTAAGGCAGTTTCACATTTATGTGAACCTGTCGGTCTCAATTTCTCAAAGCCAGGTGACAACCTAGCTAAGATGATTGAACGTACTCTTGATTTTTACCAACCTGAAAAGGCGGTGTTAGGTTCCTTAATGGGCCTAACTGGAAGAATAAATCGTATGATTTATTCTTC